TCTGCCCATCGGGTCCGAGGATCGTAAGAATCTGCTGTGGGTCGAGGAACATGCAGATCAACTGCCAGAGCTGCGTAAGCATCGGTTGCAGGGTTTGGTCTTCGAGGTTGGCTACAAGTCCGTGGACGCGAGTATTCGAAGCGTTGGTTTGGGCTTGAACTCCAGTCGCGGTACGATTCGCACTGTTTCCTCCGCTAGATGGAGAACCGAGTACTGCAAGATCGGTAATCCCGGTAACCTTTTGATCTCTATTCTCAACAAGTGAAACCTCCTGAAATGCCTGCTGGGTAACATTCCCCATCTCGAGCCGCACAACATCTTTTTGGGGATCTTCCGCCTCCCAGTTGGCACCAGGGCGAAGCTTCATCTTGCTCTGCGTCCTAGCCATCCCCAACTTCGTGATGAAAGGAGGATGCAAGATCAGATTCAGTTCGTCCAGCCGGCCGTCGGTAAGCGTCTTGATAAGCTTCTGCCCAGAGTCGAGTAGCTCGGGGATGGAGTAGCCGTAGAACGATCCTAAAGCGTTGACGTAGCACCAATTGAGGAATGGGAGTGCCTGATATTGATTAGGCTTATTGTAGCCGATATGCTCTCTTCCGATGAGCCATACGTGGTGATTCTTCTGCCAGTAGCGCAGGACTTCGACTCGTGCCAGTCGTGGGTCTACTGACTGATCCTGACCGGGCTGATAGTTGACGCCGCGGTAACTCTGGATCGCCTGCCGGGTAGTGTCACCTTCGGTGAAGGTCTTTGACTGACTAAGGCGGTAGAGGGTGATGTCATCGGGGATATCGAACCCTTCCACAGCTCGGTAACTTGCAAGTTCCGCAATAGTCATCAGCTTGCGGCGAATTGCGTAACCTGCCTGCTGAACATTCGTTGACCTCGTGTTGGGGTCGATATAGAAGTCCATCAAGTCAACCGGATCCAGAAAGAACTGGCTCACCGTCTCCGGTTGAAAATACTGCTTCGCGTAGCTGACAGTGCGTCCTGTATGCATCGGGATCTGCACGCCGGGCAGCATAGGATGCTCCCCCATGGCGACTTCCGGCTCTACGATGCGCTTCCACTGCACAGCCTGTTCAGTTCTAGGGCCGTCCCATCCCCACTCCCAGATACCGTTGCCTAGAACGCATCCATCTTCCGTCAGACGGTCTACGCAGGAGCGGAATGACTGGAACTTCACCATGCCCCCGAGGGAGCGGAGCTGCTCCTCCATTAAAGCTCGTACTTGGTGCAACTGGGTGATGTTTGTTCCGCTCGAAGCCGCTTCCACATCGAAATCAAGGTCTGCTCCGCAGATCGCGTCGATCAACTGCGGACGGAGGGCGTTGACCTGCGTGAAGGCGTGCCAAATCTGCATGTTAGCACGAGGGGTCTTGCTGCCTTCCCATGTCTTCTCGCCATTGCGCACAGCTGCATAGATGCTGGCCGCATTCTGCCATTTGGTCTCATAGTTGGTTGCCCGGTCGCTCTGGGCTCGGTTGAAGTCGCCTAAGACGATGCGCTTTGCTTCTTCCGCTGTCCATTCTCCGCCGCCGAGAGGGATGCCGTCAGCCGTGCGGTTCTCGTAGCCTGCAAGGGGAGGCGCGGCGTTGGGATCGCTTACGCGACTCGGAACCATTGGCGGGGGTGCGTTAGCGTCTGTCGGAAGCATGTTTCCCCTCACCCAATGCGGGTATAGCCTTCTTCAAACTCTTTGGAAGGGGAAAAGCTGGTGTAGTTGTTGTCATACTCCACCATGTACCATCCCGAGCTCGGTGTTGGGCGACCGAAAAGGTTCACGTCACGAGGAGCAAAGCCTTTATCGACAAAATTCAGCCGCACATTGGCTCCCGGAGTGGTGGTGTCTGTTCCTAGGTCTTCGACGGATTCAATCTGGAGAGCCCAAACCTTCTTATGGCTCTGATAGCGGGGCATTTCAGTTGTTGCACTCATGCTTGATGTCCTCTCAGCAAAGTTATCACGCGGGAAATCCTGTGTCTTTATCTACTTTGGGGTAAAACTGGTCTTCATCCTGATAGTGCTCGGCCAGAAGCAGGGAAATCGGATCGCGGAAGGTGCTCGGCACGGAATACTCTTCGACGCGGTTCGATAGCACTCCGGAGTTGACGCTGCGGCCCTCCAGCATCAGGTCTGTCAGTGTGTCGAGAATGTCATCATGGCGATACTTTGGGAATCCCTTGATTTCCGTCTCGATAGCGGTACGATAGGGCAATGAATCCGAAAATCGAATATTTCCAGACTGGAACCACGGTCGAAGTCCCCTAATCTTCGATTTCTTGGACTGTTGATTATCGGCTGGTTCAGCCTGAATCGGGAGAAACCTACCTCTCTTACTCATTTCGCGGCGTAGTGTCGCCAGAAGCACGCGCTCGAGTGCTTGCTTCTGAATCTTCAGCTTCACAATTCCCGGATACATATCAAAAACCCTGAAAATCCACTCGATAACCTCTTCTACCGGCGGCCTGCCATAGAGCATGAATGGAATGTAGAGCCGGGCATTCGCAAAACCGCCTACCGTAAGTACAGTGAAGTCGGAATCGTGGCCTTTGACATCTTCCATGCCCGCTACGTCCAGCGCAGCATAGAGGCTCATCCGCGGCAGGAGATGGTCCATATGCTTCTCTGGCGTCCAGATCAACTGCTTCACGTCGTCGATCAGACCCTGGCCAGCAACAATCGGGTTCATCAAATATTGTGCAGCTAATTGGGCGGGACCCTTCATCGGATCGTCTTCAATCTCCTTCAGCGCCACGTATCCCATGCGCTCCGGCCACAGAAACGGCCCTTCCGGCCAGTTCGGAGCCGCCGACCTAACCACCAAATTGAACGCGTCCGGCAACCCCTTTGTCCGCCTCGCGGCATGGTCGTTGCGGCGGACCTGATAGAGGTCGGAGAAGTCCCACGGAGTCCCCACCATGTCAGTCCATCCCTTTAGGGGCTTGGTTGGGTCGTCAGTGTTGTACTTCTCCAGCAGGTCTCCCATGGACCCGGCGTGGCGGATTACTTCGTCGATGCCGTTCTGGGAACTGGAATTGATCTTCTCGACAAGGTCATCAGACTTCTGCACATCGCCGTGGTAACCAGTAATAGCCGAACCGACTGTAGAGGCCAAGAAGCTCTGCTCCTTACCACCGGGCCCAAGCTTCTTATTGTTATTGTCGCGGCAAGGAACGGTAAATCCACTAAGATTGCCGAACTCAGGGATTTTCCCTTCCTTGGACTGAGGGCATAGCTCGGGAAACAGCAACCGGAACTGGTCATTCAGGATGAAGTGGTTGCGAATCTCTAGGACGATGCTGGTAATGAGTGTTTCGGTCGCAGTGGTACCCAGAATGCGGACATTTGGATAGTTGATCAGCCACTGAATGGAGTGAGCCACGGAAACGATGGTTGTCTTGATGTGGCCACGCGGAAAAAGGATCAGATTGTCGCGATTCTGTTCAAATCCTTCATTCGGCGGCAACAACTCCATCTTGCACTTCGGCTCCCAGAGAACTTTTCCGTCCATCGCCGCTCGGTAGTCTTCTACCGTCTTGTGGCACTCGGTAGCGCCGGGGAACTTCTGCAAAGCCGCAAGAATGGGGCCATGCACGCGCTCTGTTACGTCAGGGTAGCCGAGGATGGTGTTCGAGAGCCAAACGAGATCGGTACGCGCGAGGTGTCTTTCTCGATGCCACCACTCTAGGTATCGGCCGATATTTTTCTCTGTGATTTGCAAGTCTATTTCACTGCAACATTGGTCTTGAGCAGCTCAACAGTGTTGTCGAATGCACGACGTAATACCGCATCATCTATATCGAGCGGATAGACGGTACCTGACCGAGCCATGCCTGCCATGACGCAGTCGCATATCATATCCAGCACGTCGATGAGATTTACATCTTCAGGAACTCCATCCGGTTGCAACAGGTGATGACGATTCAACCGGCGATGAGCATCCCACCATGTGGTCTGAGTAAATCCAGTCACGAAGTCTCGATGAAATCCGTCTATGTCGGTAAGTTTGTCGTAATCGTGTCTACCGGCAGCCTGAAGGAGCAGGCCGGACATCATAGCCAGTGCCGCCTGGACGTCTCCGATGTGCTGCAGACTACTTGCGAGCAGTGTTTCCTTACTCGTATTAGCGAAATCACAAGTCCGGGTATCAGCCGTTGCGCTTTTCTGTATCTCGATCATTGGTACTCCCTCTGGATTTTTGCATATTCCCCAACCCCTTAGAAATATGCCTATTGATGACCATACCGGTCTAGGCTTGCGCCGGAAAGCCTCTTTCGAGACACGCTCCGCAGAGCATCAGGGGTCCATCAATATTAACTATTTCTTCATTCGCTTCATCGCATCACCCAGGCCGGGGAACTTTCGGATTACGGCTGCATCAACACGCGCCTTCACCGCGGGAGATGCAAACCGGGTAGCCATAGATTTGGCGGCCACGGCATGGTTTTTATCCGGAATTGGGTAACTTCGGTCGGGTCCGGCAAAAGTCTTGGCTGGGAGTGCATTCCTCGTCGCAGCAGTAAGTTTAGCCATGATTCCTCCTTTCGGCATCATACAACCGAGGTTCCACCATGCCACTAGGAATATTATTCTGGACAATCTATGTCGTCGCTATCGTCTTCGGGGCATGGTCCAACTACGCCCCCGGCAACCCTAACTGGTTTCGACCCTTCGGCGCCTATATGATTTTATGGCTACTCGTCGGTATTCTCGGTTGGCACGCCTTCGGCCCCGTAGTAAGGTAAACCCATGAACCACGATCGTAACGAAGAAGACCGCATCCTCCACACCGAACGCGAGATCCTGCGCGAAGATCGTGAGATTCTACAGAACGAACACGAAATTCAGCGCGAACTCCACCCCCACCTCTCACGCATCAAAATCCAGTTCCAAGGAGCTTCCATGGCAGCCACAGCAGGTCCCGTAACCCTAACAGCAATCGGCGCAACCGTTACCGCTTCCGTCATCGGATTCGACCAGTTCGGAAACGTCTTCACCGGAAACTTCCCCAACCCCGTCTTCACCGCCTCCGACACCGCCGGCGCCATCTGCACCTTCAACCCCGCCACCGGACTCGTCACCGCAGTCGGTAACGGCGTCGATAGCATCACCGCAACCGTAACCACCGTCGACGCCAACAACAACCCCCTCATCCTCACCGACACCGAAGCAGTCACCGTCGCCCTCGCAGTCGTTCCGCCCGTACTAACCACCATCAAAGTCGCATTCACCGCACCCACAGCAAACACGCCCCCAACACCCGCTGCCTAATCCTGCCACACTTTCATCAGCGCCCTGTCTTCGGATGGGGCGTTCCTTTGCCCATTGGCGGATATATGGATTTTCATAGTCTGCCTAGATGATGCCTAAATTTTTGGTATTTTTTCTGGGGAGCGAGAGAAACCATGCGCCGCAATCCCCGCGGATAATAGCCCGGGCCAGGGTCGGGCCACCCCGGTGCCTCGGCGCGGGACTCCAACCTTCTTTTTTGAGATCGTATGAGAACTTGGTCAGTGATGTGCGATGTGGTGTGGTTGATTGAGGGTGTGGCGGGTAGGGTGAGGGTCGATCAGACGCAGGAATGCCCCACTGGGCTTAGCAGCAGGGCATCTGGGGGCTTACTTGGCTGTCTTGTACTTGGTGGGAACGTAGTAGCTGGGCGCTCGGTCAACAGGTGGTGCGATGGGCGGGAGTTTGATGGGCGGTGACCGCATGGTGTCAACGAACGCGGGTGGAGCAAATACAGGTTGATTCCACTTGCGAGACCTGCATTTTCCGCTAGTGCAGTGCGTGTAAACGATACCAGACGTGGGCAACCATTCGTGCCCACACACGTCACAGTGATTCGCTTGGCGGGGGACATGGCTCATGATGCGGCCAGCCTTTCCGATTCAATATCGGCTAATTCGTCCTCGATCGCCTGCTGAATGACTATTGCAAGGCGTACGTGATTGGCATCGGTAAGATACTCGCCTTCGAGGAAATAAAACGCCAAGTCATAGCAACGGACATCAAAAGTGGGTCGCCGTACGGTATCTCGGCTCATGCCATCAACTCCGCCAAGAGTTCATCATCGGACACCATGATGTCTTCAAGGGTCTGCATCCCGAGAAAGCGAAGCTCGGCGGCAAACTCCCTTTCCGCCCCTGAGACCTGAACGGCGCGAAACTCACGCTCTTTGGTGGTGCGAGCTGCCGCAAGCCGTGCGCGTTCCCGAGAGAGTCTATCGCCAATTGCTGCCAGGTGAGATGTGTCCTGCATGTGTGTTGCCTCCATGTGTTCAATATACACATAGCCGTGTACGATTGCAACAACTATTTGTGACTATCGCACACTTTTATTCCCCACCCAGCATAGCCGCCAACCGATCCGCAGCAGGCCCGGAGATGCTCAGGGTAACACTAGAGCCCCCCTGCACAGCCTTACTCGCGTCCCGCATCCCCATAAGCTCCGTAAGTTGCTCAATCGCCTTCTGTTGCACACGATTATCAGGCGCCTCAGAGACCGTGACTTCCTTGCCGTTGAGCGTCTGATTTTGCCTGGCCTCGAGATGCTGATTGATCTTATCCGCAATCCTGCCAAGTGTAAGCCCTTTACTCTCAGCTACTTCCTGAAACTTTCGCCGCATCTCATCCGCCGGGATCAGCTTGTACGGAGTTCTAGCATCCTTGACACCGTAGCCAGCTTCGATGGCCGCATCATGGCCTGTTTTCCCCTCGATTATTCCTTCGATCAGCTTTATTTGCTTTGCTGATTCGGTTTCTTTGGGGACAATGTCATGATAAGAAACGAGTTGTTCTATATATCCCATAGGTGAGTCACGTGGTCAGTATAGTATAGGTAGACA